TCGTATTTCTTCTTTGCCTTTTGCTTTGGTCCAAAGTCCCAAGGCTTATACTCTTCAAATCTTGCCTTGGTTTTTACCTTACTACCAGTTGGTCCAGGTACGAATTCACCAACATCAGAGTCTTTCATGTCACTGCTGTTAACAGTACCATCTACATTGGAGTCAACTCTCTTGGTTGCTTTCTTAGCAAGTTTCTTTAGGTTTCCACCACCAATGTTTGCCTCATCTTTCTTCTCAACCAAAGTACCCTCTAGGCACTGACATGGGTCAAACCCACAAACTGGACAGGTATCTTCACCCATCAACTTAGGACCTTTGGTCTTTCTTTCTGCTGCTGCCCTTTCACCTTCAGTAGCACCATCTTTTGCAAGGTTTCTTACCTTCTTTGCACGTTGTGCTTTTCTAATGTCTGCTGGATCAATTCGATCAGGCATTTTAAATGCTTCTGCCGCAATTTCCTCATACAGATTCTTTACGTCATCTATATTTGACATCTTATGGACACAGTTTCTTTTATTTATAAAAAAAGGGGGCATTGCCCCCGTAACTACATCTTCCAGATATTATCACAGTAGTCTTCAATAGACCTATCAGAAGAAAAGAAACCAGAACGTGAAATATTAATGAGCGATTTTCTATTCCACTCCTCTCTATTTCCCCAGCAAGTATCAACTACACTTTGGGCACGACAATAGTCGTCAAAGTCAGCAGCAACACAGAATGGGTCTTTGTTCATAATGTCAAGAACAAGAGGTTTAAATACTTCCTTATCACCATTAGAGAAGTGACCAGAAGAAATAACTTCAAGTGCATCACGGAGAGTTGAACTCATAAAGTCTTTAGGATTATATGAATTTCTCCAAAGTTCTTCAATCTCTGGTTCAGTTTTACCAAACAAGAAAAAGTTTTCTTCACCTACAAGGTCCCTAATCTCAACGTTTGCACCGTCGAGTGTTCCAATAGTCAAAGCACCATTCATTTGGAACTTCATATTACCAGTACCAGATGCTTCTTTACCAGCAGTAGAAATTTGCTCTGACAAATCTGCAGCAGGATAAACTTTTTCACCCAACTTGACACTGTAGTTTGGTAAAAATACAACACGCAACTTGCCATCCATGTCTGGGTCTGAGTTAATAGTCTCAGCAAGATTACAAATAAATCGGATGATTAGTTTTGCCATCCAATATCCAGGTGCTGCCTTACCACCAAAGATTACTGTACGAGGTACAACGTAATCGTCTTTATGATTTTTGATATACATGTACCGAGACACAATCCATAAAGCAAGGAGATGCTGTCGTTTGTACTCATGAATCCTCTTTACCTGTACATCAAACATACTTGTCGGATCAACCGATATACCAAGTGTGTTCTTTATGTATTGAGATAGCTTACGTTTTCCTTCTAGTTTTGTTAAGTTTAGTTTCTCTAGAAGTTCACTATCATCAACATGATGTTCCAAGTGACTTAGAAGACTTGTGTCAGAAACCCAATCAGGACCAACATAGTGATTAAGAACTTTTGCTAGGTCTGGATTTGAACATGCCAACCATCGACGTGGTGTCACACCATTAGTAACATTAGTAAACTTGTGAGGCCAAAGAGCATAAAACTCTGGCATTAGTTTCGTCTTCACCAAGTCTGAATGAATTTCAGCAACACCATTTACATGATGAGACCCAACTGTTGCAAGGTGTGCCATACGGACTGAACGTTTTCCAGACTCATCAATGATAGATAACTTCCTGAGCATATCATCATCACCAGGATATCTCAGTCGAACAATCTGCAAGAACTTATGATTGATTTCATAGATTATTTCTAGGTGCCTTGGAAGCAAGTTACCAAACAGAGTTAAGTCCCACTTCTCTAATGCTTCGGGAAGTAGTGTATGGTTTGTATATGCAATGGACTTAGTAGTAACATCCCATGCTAAATCCCAATCCATATGATTCTCATCAGTAAGAATTCTCATCAGTTCAGCAACTGCAACTGATGGGTGGGTATCATTTAGTTGAACTTGATAGTGCTTATAGAAATCCTCTAGTGGTAAGTTTCTTTCTTTTAGACTTCTCACCATATCTTGGATAGAAGCACTAACGAAGAAAAATTGTTGCTTAAGTCGTAGTTCTTTTCCTTGTGTTGTCTCATCATTAGGATAAAGAACTTTAGAGATAGTTTCTGATGCTACTCGATTCTCAACTGAACCAAAGTAATCACCACTATTAAAAGCAGAGTAATTAAAGACATCAATAGCATCTGCTCTCCATAGTCTTAGTTTATTGCACTTGTTGACTTTATATCCTGCCTGAAGAACATCATAAGGAACCGCAACTACTTGCTCTTCAGGAACCCAACGGACTCTATAATTATTTTTGTCTGAAGTATAGTGCTCTACCTTACCACCAAAAGAGACACTAACTGACTGGTCAGGATAACAAAGTTCCCATGGCCAATCTCCATGCAACCAGTTATCAGTAACTTCTACTTGCTGATTATCTTTAATTGTCTGTTTAAAAATACCGTACTTATATCTAATTCCATATCCAACTGCAGGCACCTTAAGAGTCGATAATGACTCCATATAACAAGCAGCAAGACGACCCAAACCACCATTTCCAAGTCCAGGTTCACATGCTTCCTCTAGCACCTCATCAAGAGTATATCCATATTCTTTAACTGCACTTTCTGCTTCTTCTTGTATATCAAGATTGAACAGATTATTTCCCAGTTGAGGTCCAATCAAGAATTCAGCAGAAAGATATGCAACTTCTTTCTGTGCAGGTTTCTCTTCAAGATAAAAAGAAACCATCTTATCTCTTACAGCATAACACAATGCTTTGTATACATCATTTACAGTAGCATCTTCTGGTCTTTTCCCTAATGTATAGAGAAGACGTTCATTGATGCCACTGTGTATATCAGTAGTTGGCATAAAAATAGGGGTACTAACTACCCCTATTTAACCACAAAACTCAGAGTTTGAAACCACTAAATGTGTCTTTCTTGACATCTTGCTTGATTCCACCAACAACATAAGACTCAACTTCTGTTTCTTGAGGAGCAACTTGGAGACCTTTAGAAGAAATCCAGTGCTCTGTCCAAGGAAGTGGATTGTTCTTAGCAGGAATATCAAACACTGGTTTGAGACCAATGGACTTCATACGACGATTGGCAACCCACTCAACATAGTTATGGAGAAGTTTATCATTAAGACCAATCATGGAACCATCCTTGAATAGATAGTTTGCCCACTCTTTCTCTTCATTAACACAGTTGCGGAAAGCACCAATCACCCACTCTTCTTCCTCTTTAGCAATCTCTGCCATCTCTGGGTCATCCCCTGCACTCCATTTGTTGAGGATGTTTTGAGTAATTGCAAGATGCTGATTTTCGTCTCTTGCGATGAGAGAGATGATTTTAGCGGATCCTTCCATAAGTTTGAGTTCACCAAACGCAAACGAACAAGCAAACGAAACATAGAATCTAATCCCCTCTAGGATATTAACGTTGGCAACTGCTCTATATAGTTTTCTCTTCAGTTCTTTACGACTCTCACGGAAGTACCCAGCACCTTCTTGTGCCATCTCCCAGTCACTGGTGTTTCCATACTGTTGTGCTGCTTGGATGAATTCATCATATGCTTGAGTAACACTCTTAGCACGGTCAATGATTCTTTCATCATCAAGGATAGTATCAAATACTTCTGCAGCATCAGGGTAGACGTTCTTAATAATATAAGTGTAAGAACGTGAGTGAATCATCTCCATGAATCCCCAGACTTCCATACATGCTTCCAGTTCAGGAAGGGAGCAATAAGGAATGAATGCCATACCAGGACCACGACCCTGAACAGAGTCAAGCAAAATCTGATACTTCAGATTAGAAGTAAAGATATGCTTTTGTTCAGGACGAAGGGTCTTGTAATCCGATCTATCTTTTTGGAGGGAGACTTCTTCTGGTCTCCAAAAATAACCTAGTTGCTGAGTAGTTAGTTTATCAAAGATAGGATACTTGTAGGAATCATATCTTTGAACTCCAAGTGGAGCTCCAAAGAACATTGGTTGTCTTTTAAATTCTGTCTTGTCTGTGTTAAAGACCGTCATGCCTTTAACACTGGTCATCTTTTTATTAAACTCATCGTCTGAACTGACTCTAAATTTTACAGGATTCACAATCTTCTTCTCCTTCTGAACTTAAAATTTCTGCGATTAGGTCTGCGTCTGATTTTTCTGATACCTCCTTTACCTCATCAGTCTTGTTGTCATATGTGTTCTGATAGTAACTAGTTTTCCATCCCAACTTGTATGTTGTCAAGAAGTCTTGTGCCATTACTGAAACTGGGACCTCATTGTCTGGATAGTTTTCTGGATTGTAACTCCAGTTGCCAGAAATTGCCTGGTCAAAGAATTTTTGCATCACTGCAACGACATTGATATAACCCTCATTTGAGGTCATATCCCACAACAGTGTGTAGTTATTCTTTAACGAGGCATACTGCGGAACAATTTGCTTAAGGGGTCCTTTTTTACTCTTTTTAACGGACAAGTATCCTCTAGGTGGTTCGATTCCATTTGTGGCATTTGACACAACGGAACTGCTCTCCGAAGGCATCTGTGCGGACAATGTACTGTGTCGCAGTCCGTATTCGGCAATATCTGCTCTAAGAGAATCCCAATCATGCTGATATTCTATAGATGAAACTTCATCGACATCCTGCTTATATGTATCAATCGGAAGAAGTCCATCTGCGTACTTAGTCCGACTAAAGTATTCACAAGCACCTTTTTCTTTTGCTACCTCATTTGATGCCTTAAGAAGGTAATACTGGAACGATTCTGAGAGACCATGAACTGCATCCCATGCCTCTTGAGAGTCGTAGGAGAACCCGAGTTTGGCAAGATAATGTGCCAGACCAATGAATCCTACCCCAAGGGAACGACGTGCCTTTGTAGACTTCTCTGCAGCAACCACTGGATAGTCTTGATAATCAATCAGTTCTTCAAGACCACGGACGGCAAGATTACAAAGTTCTTCAAACTCATCATTGTCTTTCACCTTACCAACATTGACCGCAGAAAGAATACAAAGAGCAATCTCACCCTCTGGGTCATCAATATGCTGAAGTGGTTTAGTGGGGAGTGTAATCTCCTGACAAAGATTACTCATCTCCACTTTGTCCTTGAAGGAAGAGTGAGAATTGCAGTGGTCAATGTTCATAATATACAAACGACCAGTCTCTGCTCTCTCCTTCAGGAGGTCCAGAATGAGTTCTTGAGCTCCGATAGTCTTTCTTGGAATAGAGTTATCTCGTTCATAACCCACATACAAGTCGTCAAATCCAGGAGTACCAAAAGCATCATACAGACCAGGAACGTCGTGAGGAGAGAAAAGTGAGATTTCTCCATCGGTGATGAATCGTTCATAGAAGAGTTTAGAAATTTGGATTGAGTAATCGAGTTTACGGACACGATTGTCTTCAGTTCCTTTGTTATTCTTCAGGACGATGATGTCTTCGATTTCCTGATGCCAGATAGGAAAGTGGACTGTAGCTGAACCACCTCGGATACCGTTTTGTGTGCAGCATCGGACAGTTGACTCAAACTTTTTAAGGAAGGGGACCACACCTGTGTGTTGTACCTCTCCACCTCGGATCTTACTGTTGATGCCACGGATTCTGCCTGCGTTGATACCGATTCCCGCCCTTTGTGCAACATATCTGCCGATAGCCATATCAGAACTAAAGATGCTATCGAGGGTGTCATCAGAATCAACAAGAACACAGCTAGCAAATTGTCGAAGTGGGGTTCGCACTCCTGCCATGATAGGTGTGGGAATGTTGATTTTGTGTTTGCTGATTGCGTCATAGTACTTTTTGACGTAAGAGATTCTCGTTTCTTTTGGATACTCTGAGAAAATAGTCAGAGCAATCATCATGTACATAAACTGGGGAGTTTCGTAAACTTTCCCTGTGCTTCTATCTTGCACCAGGTACTTGTCAACGACCTGACGTAAACCTGCGTAAGTGAACAGATAGTCACGGTGATGATTAAGGTAATTACCACATTTGGTAAGTTCCTCTTCAGTATAGTTAGTAAAGATTGCCTCATCATATACACCCAGTTCTACACACTTAGTAATATGGTCAACAAAAGCAGGATGATCCTGTACCTTACCATTTAGGGATTTTCTAACTGCAAAAAGCAAAAGCCTTGCAGCAACAAACTGATAGTTTGGATTTTCCAAATCAATCAAGTCAGATGCACTCTTAATCAAGATTTCTTGAATCTCAGCAGTGGTGATGCCATCATAAAATTGAATACCAGATTGCATCTCAACCTGAGAAGCAGAGACCCCTGCGAGGTCTTTACATGCTTCATCAACCATGAGATGAATCTTATTCAGGTCAAGGGACTCAACACGACCATTTCGTTTAATTACCTTTGTACCGTTGCTCATACTTTCTTCCAAGTGTTAAATTTAAGTTTTGCTTCTAAACCAGAGAATATATTTGATTCTACCACGGACTGTACGTTAAGTCCAGATAAAAACATATCATTGATATCCTTCTCCTGGATATCTTTTGGCCAAATTACTACCCTTGCACCGTTGTTGATTGTACGTTCAATCCTGGAGACGATTTCTCGATTGCGTGGTTCGTTATCATAAATCCACACAGTATCGCCAGTAACCCACTTACTAATATCACCGTCAGCTCCGCAAAGAGCAATCGAGTTTGAAATGAATGTGCTGTCGAAAGGTCCTTCAGTAACATAGATTCTATCTCCCTTTTTGATTCTATCGAGTCCGTAAATCTTGGGTGCATCTTCCTCCAACATTATAGTGATATATTTAATTTTTGATTTCTTTTGTAGACTTCGACCCTGAAACCCTATGATTTTTCCCTCGTTGATGAGTGGGATGATGATACGTGGTTCGTCTTTATCTACCTTATCGAAAGTATGCTTTTGAGTGTTTGTCCACTCTTTAAAGTTTTCACAAAAATACAAATCACGGAAATATTCTTCTGGAATTTTCCTGTCTTCTAGATATTTTCTTGCCAAGTGTTCTTTATTTAGTTGTGAGATTCTTGGAAGATTAAATGCCTTCTTGGCAAAACTCGGCTTGTCAATTTTAATCTCTGGTTTCTTTGTCTGACTTCCCCGTCCAGTCAATCCATTCTTATATCTCTCCATGACATACTGGTCATAGAGAACTGTATCCATATCCTTAAGGAAGTTTGCAAATGTTCTGGAAACACCACAATTATGACACTTAAAGTTATGGTCGTTTTTTAATCTATAGATATATCCGCGTGCTTTATTCTTCTGCTTCTGACTGTCTCCACAGTAAGGGCATCGGAAATTATAAAGACCTTCTTTCTTCTTAGCAAACTTAACTAGCCGTGAAGATATAAGTCCAATGTACTTGGAATCAACGAAACTCATTCTATAGGAGGGTACTACTTACCTTCCCGTATGATAACCGTCTCAGGTGGGGGTGTCAAGATACCTCTGAAGACATCAGGTGCCTTCAAGACTGTCACAGCAGCAATAGCAATTCCAACTGCTACCCAACGAAACTTATAGAGGTCACTAACTCTTGATTCTACTTTTTCTATTCTTTCTATAACTGCTTTATGCTCTTTTGTATTTGATATCTTTACATCCTCCAACATATTGATGATTAGTGCATCATTCTTATCACTTTCGTTTAACCTATTCTCATGCCTTTCTAGAATCACAGCAACCTTGTTACTGTTCTCAGAAATAGTTGCTACTGCTTTTTCAAGTTTGCCCAACATTTCTTTGGACAACTCTTCGTAGATATCTACTTTTGATTCTAAAACCGATATTCTACCGATTCCGAAAGCCATGGTTTTACCTGATTACTTTTGCATCCAACGTTTTCTAGCACCAGGCATTTTACCTCTAGCAAGGATAGAAGGTTTCTTTCTCTTCCTTACAGGGGGGTCATCACCTGCCTCAACAGTACCAGCAATTTTACCTCCACCTACGTTGTTGGTAGGAACAGACATTGCTATTTCTTCTCGAATAATTTTTAAAATGTCCTCTAATTTTTTCATTAGATTTTTTGAAGTTCTTCTAGACAAAATTCGTCTAGTTCAATATTGTGCAGACTTGTCACTGGATAATCTGGTAATCTACCAAGATATACAATAAAAGTTTTTAGTGTACTCCAAAACTCTCTATCGATTTTATAAAACAATAGAGGTGTTGCTGCATCACCAAAAACATTATATAAGACTATAAAATGATTAATCAAAAGGTGAGTTTTTAACTCACCTTTTTTCTTATATCTACGCAACAATCGTTTTATCCACTTAAACCTTTTTAAGTCACAATAGAAATCATCTTGTGTAACATAATGAGGATTCTCGTAGTTTTTAATAGCAAATAAAAGATATGTATCTTCGTTCAATTCAGTAAATTTCATGCATCAACTTATCATTCTGGGAGTTGGTCGTCATCACCTGCGTCAGCAGTGATGGAGCTTCCTGCAACTAGGACTTCACTCTTGACTCTCAATCTTCCGTGATTATCAACGTAGGTTGTAATTCCAACCCAACCAGCATGTGCAGGGTTATACAGTTTTTGCTCAGCAGTTGCTGAAGAACCAGATGCAGTGAATGCTTGTTCTGCTACATCTACACCGTAAATTTCATTTCCAGTGTAGTTGCTATCTTCAGGGAGATAGACTGGTTGCTCAGAAATGTTATATGAAGTGCCTGCATTAACAGTTCCCAATACACCAGCAGTTGATACTAGAGTAAGTTGAGTTGTTGAATCGACAGACTTAATAACACCACTACCATTTTCAGTACCAAGAGTAATTACCAAACCAGGTACAACATCATTTCCACTATTCCAAGTAGTACCATTACCAGTAACTACACCATCAGCAGATACTGAAGTGATAGTTCCAGTTGAGTACACCGTATCTTTGTTTCCCCAAAGTGCCATGTTCTCTATTCCGTATGAGTCATTTACCTTTTTTTATTTATAATATTGTTTAGATACTAAAAGGGGGAGATCACTTCTCCCCCTTTAAAGATAATAGTATCAAGCTTCGTCTCTTGTCTTGATTGCTTCGGTGACAACTTCAAGAAGTTTGTCGTCCATATCGGTCTTGGTCAACTTAACCGCTTTAGCAAGGATAACAAGACAGATCTCAACCAATTTCTCACCGAGTTCTTCGTTTTCTGGAATTTTGTTAACTGCATCTCTGATTACCTTGGACGCTAGTGGGAGTAAAAATGCAAGCATGGGTTCATCCTCAAAAATAATTTCTCAACTATTTATCACCACTTGACCCGATTAGCCCAATAAGCTGCACTCATTTTACCTTTGGCAATATTCTTAGCATGTCTAGACTTAAATCTATTGCGACGAGAAGCATATTCCTTAGACTCACCTTTCTTTTTAGGTGAACCTTTTACACCCCTCTGACCAAAACGAATAATTTTTTCCTGACCATTAGCACATGCCTTAACAACATGAGACTTTCCTGTAAGGGAATCACCAACTGCTTGTGCTTTTGGTTTGTTACACTTCATCTTGGACTTATCAATCCTCATAGCTTCCTCTATAGGATTAAGGGTAACCTTATTCTTACCCTTCATGATGTCAATGACATCCTTTCTCTTTTTCTTTTTATCCTCTTTATTATCTACTTCCTGAAGAAACTCAACTTTTTCAATAAGAAGTTGCTCTTTATATGAAAACTCTTCAAGACCAAGAACCTTTCTCTTTGCCTTCTTAAAGTCAGTCTGTCCACCTCTTTCCTTAGTCAGTTTTGCTCGCAGAGCAGGATTTGCTCTTGCTGCTTGACCAAGTTGACCATATGTCTTTCCACCTGCAACTCTTGCTGGACCACTACCTTGTGATGATGGTGGAAGCATTCTTCTCTTGTCAACTGCCATAGGCAATGCAGGTCTCTTTGGTGTTGGTTGACCAACTCTAGAAGTTCCAATCGTACCTTTAGCAGTTCTAGTTGGACCACTCTCACCTGCACCAGGCAACATTCTTCTCTTCATGCTACCTGGAAGCATTGGTCTACTTCCTGCAGCAGGTTGACCCACTGTTGGTTTCTTAGTTGGGTCAGGACTAGAAGCAGGAGGTAGTTGTCTACCAATTTTATTCTTCCTTCTTTCTGGTGGAAGAAGTCCCTTGACTTGAGTTCCACCAATTTGCTTCATTGCTGGTTTTGGTGGTGTAGGTGCTTGGGGTTTGCGTGGTCTTCCCCCCTTACCCATTTCTTTTTTATCTGGTCTTGATGCTGCATCTCTCTTGCCTGCAGCAGTCTTAAGGGCACCACGAGTTCCTAAGAAAGCTGCCTTTGCTAGTTTACCAACATCACCAGCAGCATTGGTAAATGCTTTTTGAGATGCTGTAGCACCACCTTCTGTTGATGAAATTCTTTGTCCTTGACCCACTGAAGAAAGTGCTTTCATAGCACCCCTCTTATCTTCCTCTCCCTTATCTTTCTTTCTCTCTCTATTTCTCTGGTCTTCGTACTTTTGCTTTCTCAATTCAAACTGCTGCTTTTGCAGTTTAAACCAAGGAGAATCTTCACCTTTACCTTCCCTTTCCTTTTTACCCTCTCTCGCAAGGTCATTAATAATCTTATTAGCAGCAGCTCTCTTTGCAGCAGCAGTTCTTTTTGCCTGAAGTTTCTCTCTCTTTTCTCTCTTAAACTTGGCGTAGTTACTTTCAGCCATCTCAAATAGGTCTACTTTTTCCTTTTATTATTTATGGATTTCTTTTTCGGATATGTGTTTGGAACAGATACTCCAGTGTAACTATGAGGAGTTTGTCCTGGTGTCAACTGCTGAACATACTGTCTATACTCATCAGTTCCAACTTCATGGACTTCCATAACATCTCTCAACCAACTCTTAAACATGATACCATCTTCAGTTACACAAATAAGATAGTTAGCACCACGTCTCTTAATAATACCTCTAAGACCAGTACTGAGATTTTCTACAATAGTTCCAACTTCAAATAGTCCATTGTTCTTATAGTTCCATCTCAAACCATCACGGTCAAGTTCTGGTGCAATTTTCCATGCCTCAGTAACTTCTGTTGCTTCCATGGACTTCTTCATTGATGAGAACAGTTTTCTCTTCACAGCATCAGAGATTCCCATTGGAACCCCAGTCTTAAAGTTCTCAAAGTCATCCATAGCAACTGCTGTTCTCATAAGTGCAGCAGATCCAGGAGATTCAACGTCACTATCTGGGTCTTTAACTCCTGCAGAAATTACTTCGATATTATTGAACTGATATCCTTGACCTTCACCTTTATGAACCAGACTCTGGAATTCACCTAGTCTTTCTTGTCCTACAACTAGTGTAATTGCAGTGTATCCATCATTGTATGTTGACTGAAGAATATCAAAGATAGTTCTAGACTCCTCACTATCAACAACATAGTCAGCATACTTGGGGAACAACTGCTTCATATAGTCAATCTTAGCAGTCGGATTAAGTGGATTTGACTGTGGGTCTTTTACTCTACTTGGATATATTCTAAACTCATACCCAAGTCTGTTTGCCTGGGAGAAACCTGCTCTTAGTAAACCCTCATGATTTTTCGATGGAGGATTGAACTTACCAAGAACAACAACCAATCCATTCTCTGCTTCTTGCTCTGGTTGTTGTGCTGCTGGTTTTGCTTGCTGTGGTTTCTGTCTCTTTACCTCTTCACCAGGTTTTCCATCTACAGACTTAGTATCACCAGCACCAAAATACTTTAACTTACCACCTACAGTTTTTGCTACAAAGTTACCCTTAGCATCATACCAGTCTCCATGACCATTGCCTTGGAGACCACGGTTCTTTGCTTCAGTAGACGCAAGGGTTTCTACTGCTTCTTGGAAAAAGTGAGCAAAACTCTTCATTAATATTGTTTATCCTTATGTTCTATTTATTATTGTATTTTGCAGCAGCAATACCATTTAAAACTTCTTCCAATGATATTTGTAAAATTTCAGAATCAGATGTTTTACTTGCTCTTGATGTCTTCTGTCCATTATCCAAGATAATCTGATTTCTTAATTTAAGAGGCAGCTGTCTTTCTTCTCTGATTTGAATTCTTCTGCCACTTTCACCTTTAACACCAGAAGCAAAAATTTGTAAAAACTTACGAGAATCTTTTATTGGGTTTCCATTTTTGTCTACAATTTTAAGAAACTGGTCTGCCCTTCTTTTTCTAATCACAAGATATATCATACCAGAATCTGTTGCCATTTCATCAACAGTCTTAAAATAACAATCCTTAAAAGTAATTGTTCTATTTGCAACATCCTCATCTGGATTGGCAGCATTCCCACCAGTTATATAATGAGTTACAACCTCACCAGTGTAAATATCCTCACACTTAAACAATGTTAATCTCATACCTTTTGGAATAGGTATGTATAAATTGGGAAGCATTAATCCCTTAGCTTTTTTCCACTGTCTTTCAATTGCCTGCTTTTGCACAGGAGTTAAATCTTGACCCTGAGGACTATTTCTAATTACTTTAAGAAGATAATCTATAGCTTTACCAAGAGCATCATCAGCTTTTCTTTGATAAAAAGATGCTACTCTACCAAGAACATGGTTCATCCAAAGATTCATAACTTTGTTCTCTTTCGTGAAACTCTTTAGTCCCTGTCCACAAAAGTTTCCTGGATTATATTGCTTACATGAAATACTGTATTGTTTGAAGTTACTGTCAATTGCAATAATATCAGCAGCAGATTTATCGTCCTGAGGGTTTTCAAGAAAGTTAGTTATACCAATCATTTCACCACCAGCAAGTAATCCACCACTATTTGAAAATCTTATAGTAATTGGTTGTCCACCACACTTCTTTTGAAATCCCTTAACCTTTGCCAAAAGATTTACTTCTTGGGATGACCTGGTTCCTGCCATGGAAATAAAAAAAAAATCCCTCTCTATTATTTAGAGAAGGATTGGATATTAATATTAAATGATAAACTTATTCTATCTTCGATGTTATTGCATGTCTCTACACCATGTCGTAAGAATCCTGGCCAAAGCATAATCACTCCTTCAGGAACGTCTTTTGCTACCATCCTAGAAGATGAAGATGTTAGAGGATTGCTAGAAGCACAAGGGTTAGGACTTGTGAAGAAAATATCACCATCATTTGGTTGTCTCTTAATATAATAAACTCCAGATACATGGCAGTCACCATGGTCATGTATATGTGCATAGTTTCCTTTACGCATACACGTCAACCAAGAAGAAACAATCTGATATCCACTAGCTTGAAAACCATACTCATTCACATATGAACGAAGGTGGTTTTCAAGTTCTTGATTAAAAAGTTTACATCCTTTTTCAATAAGAAAATTTTCTTTAAATGTGGGGTCAGACAAATAGTGAGTCTCACCCCATCCTTCTTTCATGTTGAAGTCTACTTCATCCAACTTATCAAGAAGTTCTTTTTGGATAGAATCTTTGTTATTGATTGGTTCAAAATGAAGATTGACTCCAAATGCTTGCATTATTCAGTCTCCGCACTATCAACTACTTTCTGAATTTCTTCATCAAGAACACGAATTGCTTCTCTAATTTCTACAGTTCGTTGAGAAGGAAACTCATAACTATCCTCTGCTGTAGACCGAAACAGTGCTTCACGCACTGCTGCTGCTTGACGTAGTTCTAGTTCTACATTAATCATTTTCATTCTTCTTTTGCTGGTTTTCAAACTCCATCTCAATTTGCTTATCCAACTGTTGGGATATTCCTCTAATCTTTAGAATACCTTCATCAGTAAAGAAACCAGGATGGTTTTTTGTGTACATGAAAAGAGTATGACGTAGAAGAACTGCGTCATGCATACTCATCTCAAGATTAATCACAGGTCTCCCTCTTCACGATTCTCGGAATAGTAGACATCAAATGCACCACCAGGATAACGTTTCTCAAGTTTCTTAACGTTACGGTCAATCACTTGGTCAAAGTCAACTTCAAGTGCCATACATGCTTGAGCAACATACCACATCAAATCACCAAGTTCGATAATCATATGCTCTTTATTGTCTGCATTGAAGGGTTTACCCTGGAAAATCATCTTCTTGATAATCTCAAGGAACTCACCACCCTCTGCATTGATACCAACACCAGCAGTCAACAGACGTTCGATGTTTGCACCTTTCTCATCCAGTTCAACCATACGGTCGGCAAGACCAACAAAGTCTTTAGATGGGTCACTAGTGACTGCATCAACAAACTTTTCGTAACGCTTGAAATCAATTCGGGACATAATACTTGGTTCTTTTTGTTTACTATACTGAGTTATTAATTGAGTGTCAATCCTCTAGAATTTAAATCCAGAGAACTTATTTTTATTATCTTCTTCTGGGTCATACTCTTCGTCCTGACCAGAATCAAGAATATCTTTCTGAGCACTTTGCTCTACATCATACAGACGCATCTTTGCTCTATCAATACCAACAACAAACCTTCTGTTCATTGCAAGGTCATTATACCTGTTCTTAAGTTGCTTCACCATTATCTGACCAAGTGATTCAAGTTCCTCAGTGCCAATAAGGGCAAACATAAGATCAGCAGTAGCAGGGAGACCAAAGGACTCAGAAGTGTCAGTAAGGTCAACATCACTGCTACTATAACCAGAACGAGTGGTCTGCGTGGCAGAAACGATAGGGACGTTTGCTTCAACAGCCAATCCTCTAAGTTCCTCTGCAATGCTTTTAATATAGCTATATGAATTGATAGAACCACCTTGCTTATATCTGCTGGAAGCACATATATTAAGGTAATCAATGAAAATAATATCAGGTCTAAATGACTTCTTAAGTGCAAGTTCGTTAAGAAGTGCCCTAAAGTGTCCAGCATGTGCAGAAGCAGTAGGATATTCCTTAATAATCAAAGTCCCTTGACTTTTCTTACTAACACTATTTACTTTGCTTTCAAACATAATTTTAGGTAATGTTTGAATATCCTGAATATTTACATTGAGGAGATTGGCATCGATTCTTTCCGCAATCCTCTCCTCAGCCATTTCCATAGTGATATACAGAACATTTTTGCCTTGTAAAAGAGTAGAAGCGGCACAATGACACATGAACAAAGACTTGCCCACACCAGTACCCGCAAGAGCAACATTGAGAGTCTTGTTAGGAAGACCACCCTTTGTAATTTTGTTGAAGTATTCCAGGTCGAAAGGAATTTTGTCCTCACGTTCGTGGTAGAAGTCGTATCGTGCTTCGATGTCTTTGAAGTAGTCATGTCCGATGTTGTTATCGAATGACACTGCTAGAGCATCAGACAAGATGCTAGGGATAGCATCACGATTCTTTTTCTCATCATCCCCATCAGCAATCTTGATGGACTCCATGAGTGCAAGATATATAGCACGGTCACGACACCACTTCTCTGTAGTATCTTCCAACCACTGACTATCTGCTTCCACTTCATTGATATTAGTGACATACTCACAGATAGTGCGGTAGGTCTCTTCACTAATGTCAGTACGATTCTCTGCTTCAATAAGGAGAACTTCCTTAGTAGCAAGTTTCTCGTACTGAGTGATGAAGTTAGTAATTTCTTCAAAGACTACCTTCTCATGGATATTCTCAAAATATTCACTTTTAATAAAAGGCAGAACCTTCCTACAATAGTCATTATTAAAAATCAGATTCCTGAGAATAGTAGTCTCGACGTTTTCCATTACCCTCCGTAAGAAAATTCTTTTGCTGCTGCTTTATCCAACTCAATCATTACTTCTTGAGTGAAATACTTTTCTGGGTTTTCCATGATGGTTTTCCCATATTGAGTTGTGCCATCTGGGCACTGATACCTTGTACCCTTCTTAGGAAAGATATCATACTTTTCTGCTAGGTCAAGAAGACCATAATACTTATCCAGTCCACGTTCATCATAGTAGAGACGAACTTCAACTTGCTGATTCTCTTTACTTAGACGAGACTTCTGTGTCTTTGCCTTGATAATATTACCAACAATTTCTGTGCCATCCTTTTCTTTCTTTTTAGAAAGATAGATGATAGTGGATGCTGCATACTTGAGACCACTGCCTCCACCCATTTCTTTTGTAGGGACATAAGCACCCACAACATCATAGGTATGATTGGTGACAATCATGGGAATCTTTGCCTGTCCCATCTTCAAGGTTAGCATACGGAATGCTCCTTTGACCAGTTGAGATTTTGTCATATCCCTAACCTGCTTCTCGTTAAGAGCATCCGTAATCTCTTTCTCGGTGGAAAGCATTCCCAAAGAGTCTAGCACAAACATGCAGGGTTTACGGTCTGCCTCAGGTGCTTTGAGGTACATATCAACTGCCTTGAGTGCCTTACTACGGAACTCTTCAATAGTTACGACATTGACGACAACCACTCGTTCCAAGTCAACCCCACGACTTGCGAGAAGAGACTTGTTAACAGCGGCTTCAGTGTCAAAATATAAACAATAACCATCAGGGTTGTTATCCAGAAAATTCTTGACGACAGCAAGGGAGAAAAAAGTTTTTCCAGTGCTAGACTCCCCAGCAATGGCAGTAATCTTATTCCCAGATACACCACCAAATAAAGACCCTGACACAAGTCCGTTAAAAATGTACGAGCCTGTGTCCACGTAAGTTTCTGTTTCATCGATTGCAGATGCTAGTTGGGTGTATTCACCACCAATTTCTTTTACAATGTCTTTTAAAAAATCCATAACTATTGTTGATTAAGTCCAATGTTTCCAGATATAGATACTCTCGTTTCATCACTATTGAAAAATGGATATACCTGATGCATTAATGCTGAGGGGAACATAAACAATGTTCCTTCCATTTCTGGATTCATTTTTATTTCCATTCTAGTAATGTGTCCCAAAATATTTGAATATAAAAACTCAAAATCAGATGCACATGGGTTATTTGAGTTTGCAGAAATAGGAATACTATATTGCTCCTCATGCCTTGTCGGTATTTTCATCCAAATAACAAAAGACATTACTCCATTATGATGATGAACTGGATTAAAGTCATGCTTCAGTTGAAAATTGACCCATAAAGATTGTAATCTTAAATGCTCAGTATGGTTCTCCGCAAAAGGAGCACAGTTATTTGGATTATTCTGTGCAAACAGGATTGCTGCTTGCTTTAAATGATTATTAAAGAAATAATCATCACGGTCTTTTAGAAGAAGACTTTCAGAAATATTACCTGCTAAACCAGGTTTAAAATCTTGTGGATTTTCTTGTGCTTCTTCAATGAGTTCCCATAGATAATCAACTGCAGTTTTCCCAAGCTCACATTTGAACAAAGTTAAGTTGTCGGGAATTATCGTACACCACTCATCTTCTTCATGAATCATAGTACAAATCCAAATTGTTCACGGGCAATTTTTTTATATGCACCATCAGGATTTTCCTGACGAATTTCTTTAATGGTATTAAGTTTTTGATAAAGAGCAGCATCTCCTCCAAGTCTTAGAGCACTCACAATAGTGCTCAATTCTTTATCGTTGATAGGAAGTTCCATTAGGAAAAAAATGATTCTAGGGTAACGGTTCGTTCGACTTTCCAACCAATTGCATCCAAAACAACCTTCATGGGATCAAGGAATGCCTTCGAGAATTGTAAGTCATAGTCGATATATTTGTCCAGTCCGAGTTCCACAGGGAAGTCAGAGATGAAAGATATAACATTCTCATGAATAGGATTTGGAAGTTTCAAATAGCAGAACTTAATTTTCTCACCATTCTGAATAGAAGCATACTTCTTATCCAATCCCCTTTCTTTAATCATGTGATTATAGAGCAATGCACCTCTTACGTGGATAGGTGTACCCTTCCCATAGATTGTTGCATGTGCTTTATGCTTCATGACATCAGATGCTGTCCTAGGGAAAGAAATTTCCTCAGGTCCATATTGATTAAATTGCTTTCTTGACTCTTCAATAAAATCAATCAACTCATCTTCCGTCTTAGTCATAGCAATTTTAAGTCCATCCTTAATCATCTTGCGGCATGGAGCAGGAGTTGAAGACTTTACTGCTTCAATACCCATGATTTTTAGTTTAGGTTCTTCATATCGAACACCTTCACTATCCCATACATTAAGGATGTATCGTTTCTTTGCTGTCCAGATTCCACGGTTGGCAATGTTTTCCCGTTTCATCTGCATCTTTTGGTCGTATGCGTTCACATAGTCCGCCAGTTCTTGGTAAGAACTTTCAATATAAGGCTCAAGTTCCATTTTACAGATCTTGTCAAGGAAATTAACAACCTTTTCATTAGTTTTTTCTCTTCCCTTGTATACAATTTCGACCAAAGGACCCATGTTAAGGTAGATACTATCAGTATCAGAAGCAATAACATAATCGACATCACTTGTTTTCAACAATCTATTTAGATACTTATTCATCTTGTTCTCAATCCAACGAATTGATACCTGACCAGAATAAGTAATTGCTTCTGCATTTGCTAGTTTGTAATACCTGAAATATTGATTACCAATAGCACCATAAGCAGAGTTAAGAGAAATCTTCTTCGCCATTTGAATGTTGTTACAACGTGCGATTTCTTTCTCAAGTGCTTTAGTAGGAGTCTTCTCGTACTGCTGCTTTGCTTCAAGCATTCGTTTCTTGAATACAACTCGGTCCCCATACATCTTCTCCATTAATTCAGGCAAGAATCCACGGACATCTTTGCGATACATAGCACCATTTGCACAGACCGCACTGTCCTTATACATCTCAAATGTCACCTGTTGATTAAGTATCTTATCAACTGTTGCTGATGGATGCCTGGACTCCTGAAGTGTTTCTGGTGAGATATTGTACTGCATAATAAGGTGAGGGTACAGGCTATTAAGGTCAAAGCTGACCACCCAATCATATACCCCAGGAACTGGTTCCTTAACATACGCACCCGCATACTTTTCATTCTTCTCACTCCTATCTTTTGGTGGAATTACAATATTCCTTTTCTTCAGATAATTGTAAATGATTGCATCCCATGTACGTACTTGGAAGAAAACATCATTATAGTTAATCTTCGCATCGTATGCCATAGTCATACAAAGTTCAATGAGTTTCATCTTGTCTTCCAGACGGTCAACAAGTTCAACGTCTTTGATGTTGTAGTCAACAAACTTTTGCCAGTCCTTCGTGTAGAAGTCCTTAAAGGTGTCAAACTCAGAGTGGTCCAACTTCTTCTGTCCTAGTTCCACAAATGCGATGTGGTCTAGTCTATATGATTCCTGTGCCTTGTAAGTAAACTTCTTATAAAGGTCAAGGTAGTCAATAACGGAAACACCAGCAATCTCATAAGAGATTTGTTCACGTCCCTGAATCACAAACTCTTTGCGTCGAACATTCTTCCATGGAGAAAGACGACGAGTGTCTTTTGTTCCAAGAATACGTTCAAACCTTCCAGCAATGTATGGAATATCATATAGTTCACAGTTCCATCCAGTGATTGCATCAGGAGTATTATGCTCCCAAAATGCCAAGAACTTCAATGCCATGTCCTGTTCACTATCACATTTCACATACATGACATCCTTACGAGTATTCTCGTAGTCACGATTATTTCCAAAACAGATAATCTGCTTAGTAGCATAGTTTTGAAGTGTGATAGTCAGAAGTTCCTCTGCACATTCAAATACATTAGGGAATCCGTTTTCTGCAGAGACCTCAATGTCAATCGTAAACAGTCTGATTTTGTTAATATCAAACTTAATTTCGTCCTCTGGATATTTCTCAGAGATATATTGTGCCTTGAAGTTATCATTGCCAAATACAGCAAACCCCTCAACCTCTGAATACTTCTTGATAAATTCCCTACAATCAGAAATGGAACCAGGTTGAATTGGTTCAACCACAGTTCCATCTAGAGTTTTGTACTGTGTCTTTTTCTTTGAAGTAACGAAGAATGTAGGATTGAAATCCTCCTCTGTCTGAAAATATCTACCGTTGTCATAACCACGAACTAGAATCTTATTGAACTTTTCGTAGACGTTGGTATAGAATCTCATTTCGTAAGGTCTTTGTACTTTTCAAGGAATGTTTTCTTTGGTTCTACAAGAGTAAGAATCCTGTCAGAACTAATCATGACGGTGCGTTCGTCAGTGTAATCATACAACCAAGGCACCAGGGTGTCACCCTTTATTTCAAAGGGATTTATAAATTTACAATCTGGTTCACCAGGAATTGAAGCAGCAACTTCTTCAATCTCAGTAATCAGAGCAACCCCACTATTCAGGACTGCTATCATCAGTGCTGTTTCTTCCATTCATTTTCTCCTGATAAGATGTTTTTACAAGTTCAATAGGTTCAGAAATACTAACAATCCAGTCAGACCGAACGGGAATATCTCTTTCTGCTGAGAGTGGTTGCCAAGGATAAAATGCTACTTTATATTCATCAGCATTTTCACTTTCAAGCAAAGTCTGATTAGTAATCAACTTCACAACAACAGGGTTACTAAACACTAGTGCTACAACATTATCCTGCTCATCACAGAGTTCTTTAATGTCAGCAACTACGTCTTCACCAGACTTCAATACAGCAAGTTTAACAGCCATAAACCACTCGTTTCCTCTTAGAATTTTAGCAATAAAAAAGGGAGGTGTCAAACCTCCCCCTTAAATTTATTCTTGTTTACACTTGGGTATTTTTGAGTATGCATCACTTTCAAGACAGTAACTCTCAAGGACTAAACTAATCCGTTCATAGTCTGTAAATGTGGAGGAAACTGAATGTGGACTTTCTCCAGAGAAAGAAACTAATTTACCAGTTTCTGGTCTAATTCTTTCTCTATTATTTCCATCATATATGTTAAGTTGCCCACCAACCATATCATCAGGAACCTTGAGGTAAAGAACAGATACTTTTTTAGCTGTGGTGAGATTACCAACATAATGACTCAATGTGGTATCCAAATGTTTTTCTACCGAGTTACCATTTTTAACTACCAATGCATTTAAATAAAAGGCATTAAACATATCAGTATCAATGGTTTCATCAATAAAAGGTTTCAGATAATCATGCCCACTCAATAAATCTGAAACTCCATCCTTTGTAAAAACAAAACCCATTGCGTAAACATCTTTATCTTTTTCAAAGAGGTTTGTGTACTTTTCATTATCACTATACTTTCCTTCTAAAAGTATTTTTTCCGATATCTTATTACAAATATCTAGGTTCATAATACAAAAAAGAGGGGATTCAACTGGATTTTGCCAGTCGGTCCCCTGCGGCGACGATATTCAATTATATTTAGTAGTTATGTTTTTGGGGTTAGTTTGTATGCTCCGAAGACTGCTGAACCAATAAATGCGAGAGTTGCTAAAATTGCCATATTAGGGTGTCGTAAAATCGTAAGAATTCATACTGGGTGGACTATTAGGGGAATGCGCCCCCAAGGAACCTATTGAAAAAAAGAGTCATTGTGGTCCCAATAAAAAGAGTGGCGGCTGTGAGATTCATAAGTCGTCCTCTAAAGTACATATTATATAGCATAAAGTGTATCAACATGATACACTTTTGTAGCATTGACGACTAAATTATAAAGGAATTGTTATGAAATCAAAACCAATCCTTACGAGCATGATGATCTGGTACTACTTTTTTAAGGACAATCTCTAAAAGCCCATTATCAAAAGTAACTGATCCAATCTCCGTGTCGTCACTGAGCGTCCAGGTTCGTGTAAACGACCGTTGAGCCAAACCTTTGTGGACGTATGAAGACTCTGATTCTTTATCTTCTTTTTGACCTTCAACAAAGAGTTTACCATATTCTGTGTAGACATTGACTTCTTCTTTTTTAAATCCTGCTAGTGCTAATTCAAGTCTAGACTCTACATTATTAACTTGCACTAGGTTATATGGCGGATAGTTTGTTGTGGTTTCATGTAGATTAAATACCCTATCAAAGTATTCATCCATGCCAATACTATTTCGGTGAATTCTTTCCATGAGCGCAGGCAGGTCTGCTGCACTCCATCGTTGGAGGTTACCCATTATTCTAGCTCCTTTGTTAAGCGAGTTTGTTTTTGTGTGGACCCCAAAGGCATCCGATGTATTTATAGCACTATCATTAAAAAAGGGGGTTCGGAAAACCCCCTACTTTATCATTCGGTTTCCTCAACCTTCTTTTTCTTTGTGCCAATATTATACTTGGTCTCTAGAATCCAGTCTTGCTTATCTCTGTAAGGAAGAACTTTAATTTGATTCAGTGGTGCAATATCTTGAATCTTTTCAACGTTAACGACACTAATAAGACCCCAGTCTGCTAGTAGTTGGGTAATTCTATTACGACGTTGAACATCATTTACAGTTAAGTTGGCTGGTTTGCCATCAAGAGCAAACAGTTCCTTGAAGTGTACTAGATAATATTTACCCTGCTTATGCAGGATATGACATGACTGATAAATCTTTTTTTCTTTGCGGGATGCAACTCCAATACGAGTTAGTGTCTCACGCACTTTCAAAAAGTCATCAGGTTCGTTGAGAATAACTTCCACCATTTTGTCTGGTGACCATCTTACCTCAGGTTCCTGAACGACGCTCATCTTGTTCCTCCAATATCAAGTTTAGATTTAATAAATTTAAGTTGCTCGTCAGACAAAATTCTCAGAGCTTGCTCTGCTTTTTCGTTACTATACCCATAGTAAGATTTCACACATTCAAGGTCTTTAATTTTCTCCTTTTTCATCCAAGGATTGAATCGTTTCTTGGATCGTATAGTATTTATAAGGAAATCGTATTGGAGCCTCTTTTCTAATTGGTGGTGCATATTCATCTCATTAACTAGCATGAGACAATCAATGCTTCCACTCAAGCATTTATTAACAATGTATGGAGGATATTGTTTTTCCGTCGAAGGGTCTTCATCAATAATATTCTTTTTAGTCTGGTTGATGGAATTCAACCAGTCTTTCAATTCAATTCCCATAATCTATTTAAATACTGCATTCACACCTACTACAGTTGCTCCAGGGTTACGAGCAAGAGCAACTTTACGTGCATCCTCGTAATCCCTTGCAACAACCTTTTCTTTAAATACCTGACCTGCTTTGAATAAAGTTACTTCGCAGTTCATAGGTACTTACGATAACCATCTTCAGATTCAGTTTTATGTAGAAGAACTCCATCTACTTTATCAAGAAGTTCTTGCATACTTCCATGTAAAAGACGGTATCCAGTTCCAACATAAAGTTGTCCAAGAAATACTGTAACAGTCATTGCACTCCAGAAGTAATAATACATTCTGGACTTCTTTTGTCTAGGTGTTTTCATAATTCACAGAACAAGTTTCTTATCTGCTGGAGTAACAAGTTTACTACCAAACATCTCATTGTATTTACCAGCAACTTCTTCCTGGACTTCTACAATATAGACGATATGTTCTTGCTTCAACACAATCTCAGGATTGTCTTTAGAGATAACTGTTGCCCAAGGTGCAAAACCAACACCAGTATTCTGAGGAATAACTACAAGAGCATTCTGGACTTTAAGAGTAGTTTCAGTATCTTCAAGAACTTCTGCAACTACTTCTTCACCAGTCATCATTCGGATGAGTTTAATGTCAATCATTTTCTTCTGCTAGGGTAATGTCTTCAATACAGTCTACAGTTACATCATATTTACCAATACGATACCAATAGTTCGGCTGACCAAGGACATCATCATAATATCCAAGGTATTCAACGTCATCACTTTTATTTTCACGTAACCATGCCTGTAGACGTTGGTGCATTAGTTCGTTTCTGTTTGTAGTATAAATTTTATTTGTCACTTAAAATTACACTCCACCATAATTTCTGTTAGTGCTGCAAGAAGATTAATCTCTTGGTCTGCTACGAATGCTGCCTGATACTGATACTTAGCAACAATGAGCACAGCAGCAGCAATGCTAGGACCGTCAAGGGTTTCATAACAAGCATCATAAACACGACGCAGAAGTACACCAGAATCATTGTCCAGATTACTGACGACCCACTTACGTACTTCAGGAAAGTTCTTTTCTTTAAGTTTCTTAACCAAGTCATTTACTTTTACATCACTAAAGGTTGCAAGAATGCCAGAGTCAATCTTTCCACCAGCAGAGTAACGTTGACACTCATTCAGAACACGTCTCCAATCAGGAAAGTGTTTGTTGATTAGTTCTACCAGGACCTTGTTATCATATTCAACACCTTCTGTACCCAAGATTTGTTGGATACGTTTGAAGAATGCTGCTGCGAGTTGGGGTTTGCTTTTGGAATTGGTTGAAAAATCAACACAGGCGCATCTGGAGTGGAGGGGTTCGATGATTTTGTTTTTGAAGTTGCAGGTGAAGATGAATCTGCAGTTGCCACTAAACTCCTCAGTAAACGCCCGTAAGAGGAGTTGTACATCATTGGTTGTGTTATCTGCCTCATCAATGATGATGACTTGGTGTTTTGCAGTTGACGCAAGCGAGACGGTCGAAGCGAAGTTTTTCGCAGTGTTTCGGACAGTATCCAGGAATCGTCCCTCATCGGATCCGTTGATGACATAGACATCTACTC